TACTACCGCGCTCTAATATTGGAGCATCTGAGAGGCGGCCGTCTCCGACGACTCCGGTTGAAGGTGAAATGAAATAAAATATCCCTGAGAATTCATAAAAGAATCAGGCATGCCCCATTCTTGGTGGATATAATTATTTTTTATTGCGTTCGGGGCGGCACCCGGCAACGTCGTCCCGGGAGCATCATAATAAATGCTAGCACGAGTATAATTTAGAATGTAAAGTTTATCTTTCATCGCTTGTGTTCTTTATAATTACTCTCTCAACAAAATTAATAAGAGCCGCCCGACTTCTTTCCGGCGCGCTTCCGGGTCCTGCGGCGCGTTTTAGTGGCGCTTTGTTTTGCGAGGCCCGAACGGCCGGTCGCGGAAGGCGAAGGCCCAGATCCCCCCTTGTTGTCCACACGTGCCCGAACAGAATCAGCAGCAGACCCCAAATTATGCATCACCTCCATAGAAGCTAGATACTCCACTGGCACCGATTCTATCTTTTTGTTAACGCCCGGGCTGCCCCTTAAATCGCTTAGTTTTTTCTGAGCAGTTGGATAGGATGTAGACGCGCCCATGGTCTCTAAAGAGTCAGCTCGGGGGATGCGACCCAGAGTAAAATATTGATCGTAGGCTGGAAGATCATACATGTTTTCCCGATCTAAAATGGAACTCAGACTCCTAAGGCGACACAACAAACCCTGGTCGGATGCGCCGGCGGCGCGAATCAATGAGGAATTTAGGGGCGCCCATATAGGAGAAGAAGAAATAACGTGCTCATCGGTCCCGACACGATAGCCTATCAAGCACTCTACTCTTTTAAGTGCATTATAATTTAAATTAAAATTATAAGACGTTATGTCTTCTATATCAAAATTTAATTGAGATAATTTTTGATATGCATATGATCCCTTTATCAACTCCGAGCGCGAAAGGCTTTTAGCCTTATATCCCTCTACTATTTCGCTTAGTAGCCGAGTTGCTAATTCTCCATAATAAACATTCTCGTCCGGGTTTACACCCCCCACAATGTCAAGCGAGGAGTTCTCCGAGGTTGCTGCCGAGACGGCACTGGGTAACACAAACCGAGAATCGTCCCCCAATACAAAACCAGCATCTACCATATCATCTTCACACAAGCTCGGCTTCCCTACGCCATAAATATACTCTCCCACAGAGCGCTTAAGAGCAGCAACAGTAACCCCCTCAAAAGACATAATAGAACTCCGTAACAGCCCAGAATTCGTTGTGGGGCCACCATATCCCAGATTATACTGTGACATGGGCCCTAGCTTAGAATGTAGCAGTGGCAAAAGATCATCTAGCTTCATATCTAAAGTAACAGGCAAATAAGCAACCTGTTGTTTGTGCATGTGCTGGGGAGTGCGGATGCCAATAACGCTTAAAAATGCATTGGGGTCTATATCTATCCGACTAGGGAGTTCTGCTGGTGGGAGCAGTGGCATTTCGTAACGCACACTTTCTGCTCGAATTCGACTTCTCCAGGTGTCAGCGGTAAAGGAGGCCAGCCCGTGTCCCATCGCGCCGTGGTCCGGAACGTAGACAAATCCCAAACCCTGTTTACCGCGGGCATTATAAGATTCCATAAAATTATGGTCGACCGTGATAAGGGGGCGCCCTACGGCGATACTCTCGATTGTGGATCCGGGAATCGCCGGCGTAGGGGACATCCCAGTAACTGGCGCCGTGTCTACAATTTTTTGTAATTTTCCAAGGAACGTTTCAACAAAATTACCAAACTCCACCATCGTATCAAGAGTGGCCGAATAAGGATCCGTCATTATAAGAAAGCTTCTATACCACGCAGCTGCTCTATATTTCATAAAGGCCTGGGCGCCCAAAATGGTTGTAACGGCAGCAATATAACTATTGACAAGCTCCTTCCAGGCGTTTGAAACAAGATAGAGCTTTTTTATCGCGTTGGGTGTAAAAGACCGAGTGTAATAATCATATCGGCCGGGCACTTCTGCTTCTGCAACAAATTTGTTATACTTCTCCACTTCAAGTTTTAGGCTATTAATAATGGAAATTAATTTAGTGGAACTGTTATCAAAAAATTCCATTTTTATGAAATACTGATATACCCCGTCATTAATGGAGGCCATATCGCCATCGTGAGCAATAAAATGTTTCACATCAGAATTTATATTTATTCCTAATGAACTCAGGGCCCCATCTCCTAGGGTTCCCACCAGATGATCAATTTCACAACTCTCTATCGGGAGTGATGGTGTTGGACACATCGTTAACTTATTGCCTAGAGTTTCGTGGTGTACTCGCCGGCGATACAAAGAAATATCTCCCATATCAACAGCATTAAGCAGTTCGGCTGTATTTTTATACAAATAAGAAAACCTAGTATTGTGTCTGATGATGGCGCCCACGTTACAACCAAAAACTAAATTCACCGAATTATCGGATTTTCGGCTAGTCCACATCGGAGTGTAATAAGATCCCTTATAGTCCCACACAAAATCCTGTATGAGCTTGCGCCACACCAGAGAGTTCACCATATTGCCAAGAGAAAAATTTTCACTATTATAAAGCTGTTTATTTTCTTCTTGCCAGAATTGTTTAATTATTCTATGATCTATTATTTTTTTGTTGGCCACGATAATGGGCTCTAAAGGTATTTTCTTACCCCCGTGATGGGCACCCCCTAAAAACTGTCCGCCGTGTCGATGTACGTGGCCGGCCCATATCGAGCCGCGGGGGCCAACTTTCGAATCGCCGCTCTTAAGCTTAAAAATAAAGCTCGTCGGATAAGGCGCCCTACTACTAAAAATGTTTTCTACAAGAGGAGAACCCACTGGAAAACTACGGTTTAACTTATTGAGGCCCGAGTTGGTGTGACACTCGTCCAAATCCGCTTGATAGGGTACCAACACACAGCTTAAATAATTAAGAGATTGGTCATCGGCCAAAGTAAAAGTATAAGAATAATTAAGCCCCTCAACGGGAAGAGCATTGCTACCGAGAGCCTGTAAATTAGTAATATTAAAGCCCTCCTCGTTTAAGCCCGTCGCCTTCCTTTTAACCGCATGCTTAAAGGGTAACACTGAGGAATTCTCAAATGGTACATACGCTCGAAACATACCTCTTGGCGGACGGGTGGCGACTATATGTTCTCTCAAATACTCTCTAGAGGATAATAATTTCCGCGTCTGGTTTGGGTCCGTAAGAATAAATATAGCCACGCGAAGGACGCCCTTTAAACCGTCATCTACGAACCAGGGGTCAAGTGTGTCATTATTTTTAATCTTTTTTAAAGAATAGTCGACCTTTACCTGGACCCTGTTGTCATCCTCTACAAGGCTCGTCGGAGTCAAAGTAACTTTATTAACATAAACATTTGGAAACGAATTGGCCGCAAAGGCCGCGGCACTAAAAGATACTGGCATTAGCAGGGATCCTCCTCATCGGTCATATAAAGGTTTCTACTAAAATCAAGACGCTTCGAAGAAAGTCCCACCGGGGCGCCCAGCTCAAGGCCGGCGTCTTCAAGGAGGTCTAGGTCTATTTCTTTATCTAGATGCACGGACATATAATATTCCACCCCGGGAACGCTACTAGAGGGAGAATTAATATAGTGGGGGACGTCGGTGCTGCCGCTCCGGGCGAATGACATCTGAATGTCCTCGGTGGTTGCTGTGGAACCAGATGGCCCCATATAAATTACTTCAACATCAAAATTTTCTTTAAGGTAGGTTGTGTTTTCTTCTAACAAATCAATAAGTACATAATTCTGTTTCAAACAAATAAATGTTTTGGGATGAACCGCCTGCGTGCCCACATCAAGAAAATCACTAATTGCGCGAGCTGTCACCATAGAACCGCTTCGAGCATAGGTCTTATAATCCAGTATTATATCTACTTGAGGGATTTGTTCTATAACGCCGTCGGTGTTGGATAAATAATGTGACGAGCTGACCATCTCATTTTTAGCCGTAAGAAGAGACCAAGAAGGATCGTACTGTGAAGTAAGTGAACTGTTCCCCAGCGGAGTATTGAAAGTTGCAACCTTGTCGGCATAGGGCTGCTGTTCTTGAAAAGCAAAAGCTATTTCAGAACTAGCCATGGGAATTGCTGGCCCGGGGCTGAACAGCGAGGCCAGCGCAACTTCGACATTAGCAGTAAATGTATTTACCCTGTCCTCCGCGCTTGTTCGGGAGGCGATAACTTTCAATGCGGGAGTCTCTTCTTTAATTCTCTTATCGGCTTTGTTTTGATGTTCAGAGAAGCCAGCACACGCAGGATCATACAAAATCTCATCATCAAAAAAAGCATAGTAGACCGGCTTCATCAATCCCAGAGATAACAAATGTTTTCCATATTCGGTTATCCGGATATCGATCACTTCTTCTTTTTTATTAAAAAATACTGTCATGTTCTAACTCTTCCTTTTAGTCTTTCTGGTGGTGCTCTTTGCTTTTTTAGTGGTAGTCGTTCGAGCGCCCGAAGCTAACTTGGTCGTGGGCGGTGTACTCCCCATTATGGGCCCATCTTTAGAGACTATGCTGCCGAGACCCATCCGTGGAGCCTCCTCAAAGCGCATTTGCTGCCCGAGGGGGGGCGCCTCTACGACCGTCATCCCTGACGTCGCCGGAGGCCCTCCTGGGGCCGGTATCGGGCTGCTGGGTATCCAGCCCGGTGCTCCTAAGTTTTGTGACACGTAACTAACCTCGGCATCTAATCTAATTAATTCGATCAATGAAAAATCATCGTTAGGCCAGTTATAAGAATATTTAGAGTCTATGTTCGAAACCACAGAGGACAGGTCTTCCACAAGAGATTCTTTTCTAAGGCGCGTATAATCCTGGGGTACTCGTTTCTTAGCCTTAAAAACAAGCCACTGAAGTTCGTCGACACAATCAAACATCTTCTCAAGAAGTGCTCTGTCGGTAACAGTGTCCTTCCCAACTTCAAATTTTGTTCCCATCTTCGGTGGCAGGCCTTGCCACATGTTGGCCAGATCGTGTTTGGTAAGATTTATGCCAAACTGGATAGAATAAAACAATATAGGAGATGTGTTGTTATGAACAAAGTCAAACTTTGGCGGTAATATATATTTTTCTAAAACAGCCTTAATCTTTGCATATTCACCACTATGCGGGCCCAGCGCAAAGAACTTTCGTCGGTTCTTTTTCACCACAAAGGGCACCATGATAATAGCCTCTTCAAATTGGTGGCTGTCTTTTATCTGCCCAATGCGCTGTTTGACAGCGCTGTCCCATCCTACTATGCTCGCTAAGGAATTTAATTTACCATCAGGTACGATTCCAGCTCGTGAACCCGACACAGTAGAGGGTGTAGTAATCGATGTGAAAACTCCACGAGACGACTTACCAAATAAAGATCCCGACTGGTGTCCCATACCACGACTTGTAATTCTGGTATCGGCGCCCGGTTTGACAGCCGTCGTCGCAGGCTGAGAAGGGGTGACCGTAACATTTGTAAAATCTAATACAGGACAATCGAACTTACTCTGAATCAGCCATCGATCCTGAGAGAGGGCCGCGCCAATCGAAGGAGGGCTTTCTATTATATCTGTTAGATCAAAGCTTTCTGAAATCTGCATGGCGAACCTGGGGCCGAGGGCACCAGAAGCAAAATTAGCAGCGTCCATGCTTCTCTTATAAATAAATTCTGTGTTAGCTGGAGAGAAAATGTCAGCTAAGCTGGGCTGGCCAGTATACGGAGCCTTAAACAGCAACGTCACGGAACTTGTACCATAGAAATAAGAAGGTGTCACGGGAGCAAAGCTAGCTGAATATTTAACTGCATATGAGGCTACGGTACCTCCAGCCATGCCCCCAGAAGCATAAGAGCCGGTGCCGTATGAGGAGGTTACGGACGAAATGAGTACATTCCCAATCGTCCCGGTGCCAGCATTCTGTAACGAAACGCGCGCTTTGGTTGTGGAGCCCGACACCATAGTGGCAGCGACATTTAATTCCCCATAGTCATTGATCGCGTTAACAAAATTTTGAACCGTAAGGTCTGCGCGAGACGAGGTCACATCAAAACATACGTCAAAGGCGCAGCCTGCACCTTCTGCTGCCATGGCAAAGGTAACCTCAGTTGCGGCGCCGCCGTCGGTGCCACCATCACTAATGGTCCAGTTGTCGGCCCCCTCACCACTGGCGGTGTAGAAAGAATATATAGCATCATAACCACCAGACAGTCCAATTTGAGAACCTGCAGCCATATGGGATGCGGTCAACCGTCCCCCAAAGGTGCTTCCAGTTGCGCTTTGAGTTAGATCCACTACATTTTTTCCCGACGTCCAATTTGGTTTAAAGCCCTCAGCATATGCCGCCGACTCAGTAATTGTCACATAAAGATTAAATGCCGCGGCCTGCGAGCTGCCTCCGGTAATAACGTAACTCGTCGGATTACCGGCTTGATTATAATGTTTATTCCAGTATTTAAAACCATAGCCGTTGCCCGCTGATGTCGTTAGCCGAACCATGGCGCCGTTGCCCACCAATTCATCATAACTGTCAATAATCCTAATGTTACCAGACGCTGCGCCACCAGCTTGAACAACACTCGCCGTCAAATCAATATACCCCGTGGCCTGGACTCCGGGTATCTCGACTGCGAGCGATCCCGTATCTAAAGCAAATGGAGGCCCAAAGGCGCTGGCTCTATTATATTGAATGTTATAATCGGGAGAACTGTCTTTTCTAAGTGTTCGATCTAAATTCAAAGTAAGAGCATAATAGGCGCCCTTTTCAACAGAGCCAAATTGGCTTTGAGGCTTAGAAACATAACTTAATGGGCCACCGTTTGATGATGTCATCCAAATATCTGTTACCGCACAAGCAAAATTGTCTGCGGCCAATCTGTAGAGTTTTCCTTCTGTCGAGTTCCACAAAACCTTATTAAGCAACTTGCCGTCTGTGTTTCCAGATAGAGCAGCATACGTCCCAACTCCGTTATCCCAAATATACGAACCGGTGATACTCTTAGGGTTCAGATACTTGCCGGGGTCTAGGAAGGCTTCCCACGGTACCCTATCAAAATTATATTCATTCACTTCTCGGCGTGGAGCTGCCCACAAGATGCTTCCCGAACCAAAATTAATAGTGCCCTCCGGCAGGGTGGTGTTGGTGCTATCCTTTCCCTGGTTCAAAGATATATCAGCACTCTTTCCACCAAAAGATCCAGGCTGCTTAACTGCGATAAAGCTCCCCACCGCAATTCCCGACTTTATTGTATTGTTGCACACCCCGGGCGCTAAAATAGGCTCAATCGCCGCTCGATAAGCAGCCGGGTAACTAGAAGAAATAAAATCTCCATATGAAGCAGAAAATCTTTCAGCTAGTGCAGTTGGCCGCTCAAACGGATAAAAGCCCTTATAAGGCAAAAACTTAAGAAGTGCGGTACACTCTATATCTAAAGAGTTTCTTTCTATTGATTGTCCCGCATTGGTGGTACGCGTATTAATATCATTATCCACAACCTTAAAATATTTAAGAAAGTCCGTATACCCATATACCTGATAAAAGTCTTCCCCCGCGTCGTTCACAAGACTACTGTCTGGTATCTCAGAGCCCGTCAGGCTAAAGACACCCGGAGAGGCAGCATCCAAGTCCATTAACCAATCGCCGCCCCCCCCATCTAGATAATTTTCCAAATGTTCACTAATTCTAAACTCTGGAACTATAGTATAGTCTGGGCCCACGAGGCGTGTATAAATCCCGAATTCATCATATGGGAGGAACGGCTCTCGTGAAGAAGAATAGGCAACCGAGGAAAGAGCGTCTCCTCCATAAACCGGCTTATCTCCTTCAAACCCTACCAGCACTCTCATAGCATAAAGGGCGCTAGCGGTGATACTATTACTACCGGTGAGGCCGTACCTATTATAATTATTTTGCAATTCTCCGGAGGAGCCGGAGAGTCCTAGTTGTGGCACCTGACCATTAAAGTTATCGTGAGCATCAAGTGCATGCACGCTTTGACTTACTATTATAAATCCTTGAGAATTGTATTGAGGTCGCCCATCAGTCACCGCCAGCGCGCTTCTCTTTTTACGACTCTTGTTCCAGATATTATCAATAGTATACTGAGTTCTTGTGCGCGTACGCGAACGATATGCATTTACCTCGCGAGGATATATTTGTTCTTTATAAAGAACGGCGTTTTTCCTGCCCGCGACGCTCGATGAGATTGAGTAGTCAACAAAAAACTTATAGGGCTCGTTAAGGATCACATTCGGCTGAATTCCCAACTGAGTGTTTAGTGGATCGTGAGAAAAATGATCTAATTTATTGGCCCATGCGACCTTCGCAACCTGACTGTTCATCGAGGTTAGGCTACTATTATCCACAGCGTCAAATATAAATTGAATGGGGAAATAACGACTACTGATGGGCTGCTCAATATATTGTGTAAAGGACGTGGGCTGCTTGGGATATATCATCCGAGATTGGCCTAGCTTGGGCCAAGTATACAAAAAGCTACTGGGCTTATCCACCACAGACATTATGTTGGTTTTCTTTTGTTTGGCGATTACTCTGGATTCACGACCTCTAATCTGTTTCCAGGATGGATATTGATAAGGGCCGTTGCGATTTAACATAAGAGTGTTAAACCAATCTGCGCTGTTGTTGAAAGTCGGAGACTGCCAATAAGACGGGTTTATGTAGGCTCCGCTAGGAGCACCAAGCGGATATCCCAATTGATTAGCGGAAGCTGTCACCCCATCTTTAACTCTATGAACCATAGGAATAAAGGGCTCATCGGCGTATGCGGCTGATCGACTTGGCAAATTTAGAACCCCGGCAAAATTACCACAGACACCGCTGTGCATTACATACCCGAACAGATCAGGCCCATAAGAGCTTAAACTAGCAGTTACCCACGCGTATTGCCGGGTGCTTCTCGGGATCGAATGTTGAATCCACCAGTTGTCATAAACCGTTCCCGTAACAAAAGAGCCGGTGCTAGAGCCACTAAATTGCATGCGACTTCTTGGATTGCGCGGAACCTTGTGGAACGACGGCTTTGTTACGTATCCATCAGGAAACACTGTCCCAAACACAGAATCAGAGCCAAAAGGTCCACAATGATTAGTTAACAACGTTTTGAGCCCCCTATACCGACCCAACTGATCTACCACCCTGTAACCTAAGGTGTCCTTTGTAGAACCGCTTAGCATGCTAAAGCCTATCAGGCCTCGAACCAGTGTATTACGATAATTTAAGTTGTTATAGACGCTATATTCTTCGTGTGGGGGGGCCAAATATCCACGGGACTGAACCTGGAATCCTCCCGGCGACGAAAATCGCTCTACAAAAATACACTGGGTGGAGTCCGAGCCGGTCCGTTCCGGGAGCGCATAATTCAAAACTCCGCCGGGATTGGCCGTATTTGAGGCTGTCAATGGAATTCGGCCTCGGGTTGCCAGGGTTTCCGGATAAAGGGCAAAATCAAAAACCTGCTTTACAAAGAAAAAATCGTTTGCGGTGCGAGAAACACTATTCAGATATTGATAATTGTGTGAAAAATTACCAATAACGGTTCCGTGAGAACATGTCATCCGAATATTTTTAATATTAACAGGGCGCTTGGCGACCTCTGAACGAAGCATGTTGCCCTTCGGCCGATGTAAGTTAGTACGTACGGACGGGGAGGACGGATCGGGGTACTGTGGATCTACAATCCCTATCGCCCCCGAAGAAGCTGTCTTACCGCTACACTTGCCCATAAATATCTTAAAGCCCTCAGGGCGCGTATCGGCCGAATCTAACATGTTGGGCGTTGATAGATCGGGATTGTGCTGGTTTACTCGGACATGTCGATACTCGCGGCCGCCAACCCACCGTTCTGTGATGTGACTTTGCATGGGAACTGCCGGGTGGGGTCCATATGTGTCAGAATGTATATTGGTTACAATCACACCTGTAGTAAATTGTTCCACCACCTTGGCATTATAGCCCGTAGTCACGGAAGCACTGTAAAGACTAAAGGGCGCCAAGATTTCACCGTTAGCGATCTCATAATCTAATGAGCCAGAGTCACTCTTATTAATAACCGCACTAAGACCAAAGCCGACTCGACGTTGTGGGTGTAGTTCCTCGTCGTCTAATACATGTGGGAATCTTTGAACATCTTGTTCGAATCCCAACATTATATTTTTAGGATGAGCCACAGACCCAGTATACCCGGGCCCCAACGGATAAGTCATCGAAAATACTAAATCACGTCGTTTAATGGGATTGTAATTAATACCCCCATGATACTCCATAGTATTTTTTGACTTGGCAAAACTTAATCGATAGGGCGTGGTGCGCCTTCTGACATATGGCGCCCGATTAGAAATTAAAAATATGGCCTCGCGAGAAATATTTACATCCGGATTAGAGGCGGATAGAACTAGCCCGGGCTGACTACGGTTCGGAAAATTTAACCACCAGTTTTGATTTTTTGATTCTAGGCCGTCAGGCGGATGATGACTATATTTCCAGCCCGGACTGGCATTTAATAGAGTCTGGATAGCCGCTTCTGTTTCGGGGTCTACAAATTCAATGGTGGGAAATTTGCGATGATATTTATTTCTTTCCAGTACGTGACTTTCCACCACCGTACGTACATCGTGTGCCACGTCGGCTGAGGCTGGAACGAGTTGTTGGAGCATCACCGACAGGGTGCTATCAAACCACTTATAATATTCATAAAATTTATCGAAATCAATTACCGGATTTTGTACGCGGGCAAAGAATGCATTTCGCGCCTTAGCCAACGCTTTATACTCTATTCTATACCTGTTAACCGGGGCGCCCACCATGGTATGAATGTCTTCCATCGTGGCAAAGAAATTAAGCATCTGTTCCGAAATGGTTTGATACATACTCTTTTCAAAAGCAAAGAAATAGTTAATCGGTCGTGAATCGCGACTAAATACTTCCTCTCTTTCCTGTGTTAAAACAGAAACCATGTCGTCAGAATATAAATTCTCAGGATTGTTCTGATGTAAGACAGACAGATATTCCTTATCAATAATATTTGTAGTGTTGGGGTCAAAGCCCGTTCCCGAGGCCGGGTGCTGTAAGTATAAAATATTTCCCAAGAAGCCGGCGCGCGCGGCATCCGCTGCAGAGCCAGAAGAAAAATCGGCAACTGTAATCTGGCCGGCACCATCAGAGCCGGTATTCTCGTTGAAGTCCCAATTTAAAATTAGGGTGTCTTGAAGCGGTATCTCACCATATGCCGCACCAGAAAGAAACGGGAAAGCATATTCATTGGGGCGATCAATTCCATAATTGGTAAAGTCTCTGGCGTGATACTCTAATGCGGTGGGGCTTAGTTTTGTAAGCCAATATCTAACATCGGATATCTTCGCGTCACTATAATGAAGGACGTTCCCGGTAAAATTGGTTCGATGTGATCCGGCATAAACGCGTCGGGAACCGGTAATCATACTAAGATTGGTTATGTCAACCGACTGAGATAGTGAAAATCTGTCAATTATGGTACTCCCAATCGTGTTGATCCCATGAAATTCAACTACTCTCGTGGTGGTGTCCGAACCCGAAACCCAACTGTCATAAGGATAATTTGTCGGCCGCACAATAACTGCAAAATTCCAGGCTGTATTGTCATAAACATTTTGATAGTACTGGGTAGTAAGCTCTTTTGCGGCGTCCCCCAGGATGCCACCGACTGCGACGCCGCCATTCATATTTTCTAGCGAGAATCGAACATTGGGAGAGGTAATATCTTCCTTGATGGCATAGACTTGGAAATTAGTCCCATCAACGTTATCCCAAGTCGTATCGGTGTTGTCCTTTGTGGCGCCGTGGACACCAAATAAAGAACTTTTTACGAACGCCGTGTTCAAATAATTGTTTGAAGACTCTGATTTTTTGGGAGGGAATACCACATTGGCTTCACATGTAAATGCAAACCCTCCGGTTAGTTCAGATGCGCCCGAAATAAACGAAGCAGCGTTGGCGTTTCCGGCAGGCGCATACTGAAAAACAGTGCCCTCAGTTGAGCCGCTCGTATTAAAATTAACCATCCGCTTGGGTATAACGCGAGTAGTACTATTGTTTCGTAATTTATATTTAATATTGTTGGCATATAAATTAAACCTAACAAGATCTTCATCAATTCCATAACACCGAATTAAATTTCTAAAAGCCTTCAGGGTGCCCTTGGACTTGTAGATATAAGATAAGTTGTTGTAGACGTTCTTATAAATAATATTTTTAATATCATTCAAGGTGTCTTCATAAAGGCGGTCTTCGCTTCGATCGGCCAAGCGCTCAAAAACGTCCGCATCCAAAAAGACCTCGGGTGAAATAAGTCCACATGATTCTAATAAATGATTAGCAAAAGGAATCGGTTTCTCGCCGGGGTTGGGATAGGAAACGTCTTTCAGGCGATTAATAGACTGGATCTGTAGTTGTAAAGTATCTAAGTAGCTGCTCAATATCTGAGTGAGCCTCTTAATATGCCCTTCACCCTCTTCATCTTCTTCTAAAACCCAAGTAGGGATGGAGCTATAAATGTTGGAGTTGTTCCTAACATCGTGATTCGATCCAGACGCCTGAAGCGTGGCCTGAAGCCTTTGCACTCTTGGGTGCGAAGAATAAATAATGGGGTCTTTAAATTCTCTAGGGGAGGCTTTTGAAATTATCATAGCCGAGCCGGTTGCCCGGGAACCAGAAAGATACCCAACCCAGGCGCCGTTGGTTACCCTACCGGAATAATCTAAAACGACACTATCAGTATCGTTGATACCAGTAATCCCTTCATTAAATTTATAATAAACCCCCAAAAGGGTGTTAACGCTGTTTATCTCTGTACTCTCGGGCGTGATGGGCGGGTCGGTGTTGGAACCTCCGCCCACCTGATCGAACCAATACCTTCCTATGTCCTTGGAACTTCTTTGTGTTTTCCAATATCTAAACTCATCCATAGAGGCCGACATTTTTCCGGCGCCGGCCACCAAGGTGGAAAGGGGACTCGACTGGGCCGGCTTAACGTAGGGGGGTGTTATTAAGGCGCCTATATAAGCCTGCATAGTGCCTGTTATTAAATTAATTCCCCCTGAAGTGCCACTGACATTGATAACGGTACTATTGTTTAAATCCCCGTCCACATAAAACCTAGTCGTAACACCAGCGGAAGCTGATTTTAATGTAACGGCATAATGATGCCATAAGCCGTCTGCTAGAGACGCAGTGGTAAAAGAAGATGTGGCTATAGAAGCAGAAACGATTGCCGTAGAGCCAGAATTAATAGACAACCTGACCGGTCTCGTTCCATCGAGGCTAGAAGTGAACATTAAAGTACAGCGGCCGTAGTCGTCGGAGCTGCTATGGTGCCCGTTCCAAAGATCAAAAATTACTTCTTTAGATGTGGAGCCGGTGTTAAAGTTCTCTTTTTTAAGCCAGAATTCAATGGTAGCACCATTGCTTTCTAAATCAAAGCGCAGATTGGATTGTCGATTGGAGCCCGTATCATAATAATTTGAGCCGGTAAACTGGGTGTTGTAGGGTAAGATGCCCCCGGGATTGCTGTGGGGACCGCCGACAAATGAAATATACTCTAAGCTATCTGGTGCGCCATATCCTTCTGCGCCCGCTGAAGCGCTTAACGATCCCCACCCCTTGGCGCAAAAGGTTATATATCCGTGAGTTCGGGGATATCGCTTGTTTAAAATATATAAATCTAAATACGAAGAGTCGTTTTCCCACTGCAGCCTCTCCTTTAATGACCCATCATATGGGTAGGTCTTATAAACCCTCTCAACAGACTCTTTATAATATTCTTCAGCTAGGCCATAGACAGCAAAATTCCGAGGATAATAGTAATCAACCGCAGGAATAAACCGACGCTCTTTTTTAAGATCTGCTGTGTGATACCCTACCGATTCAACCTCGGCCGCTACGCGCTCTTCGCTGATATTGGAGAGGACCTGATCTTTAAACCCGCGTGTAAACTTGTCTTTTATACCCATGTTGCTACTCTACTCTAAACCTAAACATCTCCGATTGCTCAATCCATCCCTGAATTGAGGGGTTATAATAGGCTAGTTTAATTCCATATGAATAATCTTTTTCCAGCAAACTCATATCCAAATCAAAATAATTGCCCGAGACGTCTAGTGAAAGATAGGTAGAGTAATCGCTGCCGGTTCCATAAGGAATAACTGCTAGCTCGTCTGTTAATCGTATTATTTGATATGACGCGCTCACTAAAGTCTTGTTTGGTATATTAGTCGTGGCTATCGTATAGATGTTAGGATTCCAGTCTTTATCTCGAATAAAAAATCTAAATCTACTTTCTTCAGTGGTGGCGTATGTTGGCTTCAAGTTCTTAACCGCGGTAACATATTCAAAAGTAGGAGCATTATTGAATGCTGCACGAACCTTGGGGGCGAAAGAACTTGTAAAATATTGAACCGAGCTGCTATGCCACACATCAAAAAGTTTCGTGAGAGGGGTTGATGATGCGGTGATACCCATAGATGCGCTATAAATACCAGTCGATACGTGCCCTCCCGTAATATTGTAACCGCTGTTATACAGAAGGAGTGCAGACCCCGTTGGTGCTGAGGAACCAGAATAAAGACTAACTAAGATATTATTAGTTCCCACCGCGGGAATGTTCGCCAAAACCCCATCCACATAATTATACATGTATAGGGTACTAAGATTTTTACTAGTTGGCGCCAAAGAGCTGCTATAATAAAAGCTTCCCCTCTTGTCATCCTTTCGCGAATCCCATCTTGCCTCAATTACCGGCCGTTTAAAGAAAAATTGTGACGACCGGGCAAAAAACTTCTTAGTATAATAAGACAAACTTGCCGACTCTTGGGTTGCGGTTAGCCTCACGCCGACTCCGTGATCATCATAGTGACCCGCCGAATCTCCAATAATCCATGATTCTACAAACTTAGTCACATCGACTTCTAAATTCTCCCACCCCTCTCGGAAGGGAGCAGTAACCTCGCGCGCGTCTAAATAATCTCCACCATATGTGGTCCAACGGCCTAGGCCAGAGCCTCCTGCAAATCCCACTTCGGACCAGTTCGCGTCCGAGGTTAGGGCAATGATATCAGAATTGCCGAAAGTGCCAGCCGAGGAGACCCCCTTTGCGGTAATAATTACGGAGGCGCCCGAACCAGACGCTGCATAGTTGGCATTGTCATCAATTGCCGTTGCTAGATTCGTGGCGGTCTGAGCATTGCTTTCCTCCGCATCCCAATCAGTGCCCTCTGTAAACGTGATTGCAGCCCCCTGGAGCGGCGTGAGAGTCACTACAACCGCACTTGCAAGCGAATCATAGTCTGTGATCGTAATGCTAGCAGAGGCCGCCACAGAGGGTCCTCCGGCGCGAATCCAATTAGACCCCGTACCGTTATAAGTAACGTCCTTATATTCCTCCATATCCAGGCCATAGCCTTCCTGCCACGAAGAAGAGACCGGGTTCACTCGCAATGTAAAATCGCGCGCTAACGTAAAAGGATGTTCGGCATTAAACATTTTAAGATAGAAGTTGACGCTTCCGCTAGCCGGTATTTTTCCAGCAGTTCGGTCAGCACTAATACCGGCTGTGCTCGTAACAGGAAACTGAAGCAACATACGACTAATTTCACGACTTTGGCCCGTTGAGCTGCCGGATTCCTGGCCATAAATAGTAAAAACAGCTAAGGAATCTGCGGCGCCCATATTAGAACCAGTCCCTTTAGTAACTAAATTTGCCTCATACGCATTAGTAATAGTGTTGTCGGCAATTGCGGTATATCGTCGTATGCCCATTAGGTAATCGATCCTACAATATCCACATTGGGGTATTTTAATTCAAAAACTATATTAGAGTCAGCCGAAATAAACCTTCCATCATTAGACATATGTTGATCGAAATCATATTCTACTTCGGAGTAAATACCGCCAGAGCGCCCCTCAACTGTTACACTAACCACGTCTATAATTCCTTCCACATCCTGAAGTGTCTTAAAAACGTCACTAATATATATGGGCTCTCCAATATCTCGGGTAACGCCCAGTGCTCTAGTTAACGCAGAGTTCGCTCTACTAAGAACAGTAAACCTGTTGGTATTATAATCTGCTACCGCTAAATATTTAACGGCATAATTTACCACGGACGCATCTAAAAGATCTACAGTGTCATTAATCATACGATGGTTGTCTATCCACGTCTTAAGATTTATTTTAATTGTAGAGTTGGTGGGAACTAATTTACCCGTCTGAGTGTTTTCAGAGATGAGGTAAACATTGATATTTCTCTTGAACTCGGAAAAGTCCCTGACCACGGCACACCTCTTTATAGCGCCAAACTCGGTTGGCATGCCATATACCATGGTCTTATAGTCCTCAGCTGTTACTGCTCTATTTTGAGCTGCGAAATGCGATATCACCCTTTGACGAACTTCTGTGGCCGACGGCAACGAAATATCTCCTGTTATTGGGGCCGCATTGGTGCACTCTAAAGAGGCCACCACGGTGCTGCGTTTGCCGGCATTTAAGGAGGCCGCGTTAGTAAATTTAATCGACGGCTTGAGAATATTTACCACCGTGTCTGTGGCTGCATTTACATCTCGTGTCGTGTTAACTCGATAGGATATAGTTAAATTAGTATTGGCGGGCGCAATGCCAAACTTGTCAGTGCTTATAAGCTTTGTGGGGTCAAAATCCGGTTCGGTGATATAACTTCTACCATGTAGGTTTAATACGACATTGGAAGGTTCAGCAATTGCGCTAGACAACAGTTCGCTGTCTGAGCCATAGCCAAACTGCAAGTATGTACGATTGGCGGTGCGTTCTACCACAAAACGTCGTGCTACGGGGATAGCTTTCAAAATCGAGGGCGCTGTATTTTTATCAATATTGTTATTACGAATCGCCTTATAAATGATATTTTGCGAAAGATTGTCTACCTCAAAATATTCATGACCGTCCGAATCCACCACCGACAAAATCTCAGCAACCGTATTAGAAGACAGTAAAATTTTCTTAAATCGTCTAAAGGGCCCTGCTTCTCTATATTCCCTGGATGAGCGCCCCGAAACAACGCGGCCTTGGCCTCGAATGATATAGCTAGAGGGGATTTCGCCGCTAATGGTGCCCACTACCACATGATTAGCCGGCTGAGCAAAGTCAACATCCGCCAGCAAAGTATACATTCCTCCACCAGAAGAGCCAAATTGTGAGCCGGCCTCAAGGACCGGGGCATAGGCCAAGTCGGGACCCTCTGAATCCGTCGAGGCGGGAACCTCGATATAAAAAGACAAGACTCCATAAGACGACGGGCTGCTATTAAGCTTAAAGCCCATCTGGCGCGCAAGTCGTATAACGTTGCCATATTCATTAGCGGAGTCTAAAAACGATTCATTTACCTGATAGTCTAAGTAAAAGGAAAGGATGTCACCAACGTATGACACCGTATCGAGCATTAACGAGCCGAAAGAGGCTTCATTAAAATCTTGATATGTGTCTGGGTAATACCTTTTTGCATAGTTCTCCAGATCGCGCCGAATACTATCAAAGTCTCTGCTTGTATACTTAATTGGTTGTTGTTTTTTAGCCATTAAATTTTAATACCCTCTAGCGTTATAATTAGGTGTCTCAACCAATAATTAATTCCGCTCGTTTCCTAATTGGTAAAATTGTAAAACTCATTGCCACAACCACGTGGGCCGGATCTAATACGGCGCCTTCAGCGCTCTGTATTACATTTATAGAGTTAATCCCTATATACGGAAGATGTTTTTTTACCTGTCGATCAATTTCTTCTTTAATATCATCAAAAACAAGTGTTGTATTGGGTTCAAATAAAAATCGACTCAAGCCAACCCCAAAATCGGGGTCCATCATGCGCTCCCCCGGATTGGTAAGGATTAGCATTTTTAAATTTTGTCTTGCTAACGTCTCAAAGTCGGTGATTAAATTATAAGCCCCGAAGGTGGGATCCTTCGTAAGGGGGAGTTTTACTGCCATTCCACTAGCCATATGATCTTCCTCGTTGTTATAATTAGACTTATATTAAGTTAATTAAGCTTTATGTTTTCACCTATTCCAGTTACCCTTCTTCCTCGGGCGCGCAGAGCTGCGCAGCATCATCTGCTTCCCCACTGTCATTAAGCGCGGCAAGGTCGGCTGCCATCTGATCGGTGCCTCCTTCAATAAGCGCCTCAACCAAACTAAAGATGAGATAAAAAATTCCCAAAGGTCCCGGGAGAATACCAATTATTCCTGGAATAGTGCCCGTAAGATCAAAGCCCTGCATGGTCATCTCTGGGAAGAGATTTGGCAGCGCATCGCGTGCAGACTGGGCCGTGGCGCGCTCGTCCAACGCTGTGTCCGGGTCATCTTCAGGAAGGTCAGGCAGTAAATCTTTCATAGCTTCGTTTGCTGCGCTAAATTTTGAATTCAATTCACAAAACGCAAATTCAAATAACTTGTCCATCTGAATATCCAAGGCGCCAACAACGGGTACCTTGTTCAATGCGTCCTCAACTGTGCTGGCTATTTGCTGTACCACCTGAGCCGTTGCCAACTTAACTATCCTCCAAATCGCCACGTGAGGATCCAGTAACTCAGCAAGACCTTTAAGTATTTTAAGTGGTGTAAGCAACAACATTTTCAAAATATACGCCGCTATATCGGGGCCCGGGTTCTGGCCCTCGTTACCTAGACTCTCTTGTATCGCCCTAAGGCCTATTGGGCCGGCGTCCGTGGGAGGCGAAGTAAAATTATCCTCAGTGGCGCGATAGAGCATATCCGCTAAAGAATCAAAATTAAAACTAAATAAATCTTGAACCTTCGGAAAAAATTTCTTCGTCAAGAAAAAATTATTTAAAAGGAGCGTCTGGAAGACAATCTGCCGATCCAAAGCTTTGCCAAATAACACGTCAAACTGCGGGGATGCCAAGATGGTAGCAACATCAGAATCTGTTAATTCATCGGTGATGTTGTTGAGCAGGCTCTTTACCCCGCCTACCTCGCCGATAGAGGGGAAGGCCATGCCTGATTCTATTTCCGCCACGGGAATACTGGTGGTATATCCAATGGTGGTGCCGGGATCACCGAGGTAGGCGCTCATGTCTACGTCGATGTCTGCAACAGTC